GGCTGAATCAGATCCGGATAGTCCCTGATGTCGCAGACCTTTACCCAGTCGGTCGAAACCTTACGCATCAGGAAGGATTTATAGGTAGAAGTAGCCATAATGTCTCCTTATCTTGAATAGAAGTTATTGGAGTCAGCCATACCCTCAAAACGGGCGGTCTGACGGTAAATCGAAGAATCGTTCAGGTTAGGAACAGGAGAGCAGACGATCATCCGGAAATTCATTTCATACATGGTGTTGAAGACGATTCCCATGATTTTCTTTGCTTCCTGTTTCTTCCCTGAAGACGCATTTGAATACACATTCACTTCGAATGTAGAAACCATGTATTCAGGTTCTAAAGAAGAGTTCATCGCATCGTTAGGGACGTAGGTATCACTCATATAAAGCGATACGTGGGGGAACCTTGAAGGTACCGGCTGATAAGAACTGTCCACATCCGCATTCGGGAACTCTGCAACGATGGCTTCCCTCACACGGGTGAAGACCTCATTCTCTTTGTTAATCATTTGAATACCTTCTTTCCGATTTCTCCCGCACGTTCAATCGTTTCCTTACGTGCGAAGTACATAGCCGGTGTAGCGTCATTACCCCATGTATGGATAAGACCCGGCACAACCTTTGAAGGGCCGTCAGCAGAAGGCTGATTTCCCCTCTGAAGACCGGGAGCGTAGTTCCATCCTTTAGGGGAACGTCCGCGTCCTTCACCGTAGTGTCCGTGAGACTGAAGCCCTTCGGCACGTTCGATGACTTCTTTGACTTCTCCGGATACTTCCGGATGCCTTACACCGGTTCCAAACTCAATGAACATCGGCGCACCGCCTTCCGCTATCACTTCATTGCCATTGGATATCACTTTCACATCGTTATCGCCTGCGTAGATGGCATTGCTGTAATAGGTATCGGCAATTTGAACCGCCTGTTCTATGAGCTGTTTTTCAAACTCTTCTGTTTTCGCCTGAATATCTCTGCGAATATCCTCAAACATATCTATCCTCCGGTTGCAGGAGAGATTTTTACTTTCCGGACGGCAATAGATATTCCGTTTTTGGATTTCGCAACCCGCTTCACAATGTAGTCGTATGGGTCTTTCGTGTCCGCATCAATCCAGAGCACGGAATTCTCATCAATGGGACATGACATATCAGCAGTCACGATGACTTTGTCGTAATTCTCCAAAGTGCCGAACTGCTCCACAGCGGACTGTCCTGTAGCGGGAGAAATACACCCGCTTTCGAATAAGACAGGTTCTGAGTAGGTTACATCCGGTTCACCGGTGTAGTAACCTTCCTCATCAACTGCCGGTGTATTTCCTTCGTACAGTGCGTAGTAGAACGGAGTCCTGTTGATTACTTGCGTTCTCACAGAATCACCGCCCGAGGGGTGACTTCACGCAGCATCTCACCGGGAATATCACCTGCCGAATAATGGCGGTGAATACCGTTTTCGATGTGTACGCTCTCCCCGTCTGCACCACGCTTATTGAGAAGCACCACGGTCATTCTCATTTGAAGGTTGAGATACCTGGGAGGAACTTCTTCCTCCCAAGTCTCATCGAATGGGTGTAACTGATTGAGAATAATCTCTTTAGCGTTATCGAGGTAGTAACCTACCATTTCGTCATCGCTGACTTCGGCCATCTTCTTGACCTGAGCAATCATTTCTTCTCTCGTCATGGCAGGTACCTCCTTCGATTACTTTTTGCCTTTCTTTTCGGCTTTCTTCTGGGTCTTTACGCCCTTTTCACTTACAGCAACAGACATGTTCTTACTCCGTTTCCAGTGTCAGAGCGAGGTCATAAATCTGGGTATGAACTTCGTTTCCGACAGTCTTCTGAACCATGATCTTCTGGTCATTGGAAGTGATCTTGAAGGCCGCATCCTTGTCGCTGTCCAGAGCCGCCATACCGGAACCCTGAGACGGAACAAGACCGACCTTGACATTCTGCCATTCACCGAAATCGAGTGCGAGGAAGTTACCCGGGCCCCAATAGGAAGCGAGATCACCAGTGGTGACATACTTCACAGTACCGGTGATAACATTTCCGTTAATCGCTACATCTGCGCCCTGAAGATCGGAAACAGTGTAGTTGTAGATGGTATCTGCCTGAGCCTTCGGCGCAACAGTGATATCAGCGATGGTTGCATCATTGATGTATTCAATAGCGATGCCATCAAGGAACTCAGCCCAGAGCTTCATGCCCATGAGAGCGAAACTCTCACCGACAGCGGTATGGTAGTTACCGGAAGCGTGGAAACCAATCAGGTTGGTAACGCCTTCAACGGTATATTCCAGACCGAGCATCTGATATTCACCATCACCCGGATCGGTGTAGTACAGGTCAATGTTTTCAACCGGAGTTGCGATTACAACGCCCTGCGGGATCTTGGAAGAAACGAATACGATTTCAGCACCAAGGAAATCCCGAATGTACTGCATGCCCATGACGGTCTGCGTAGAAATCTGCGCACCACCGAGATACTTAGCAACATCGAGGGTATTGACGAATTCCGCAACAGCGGTAACGTCCTTGTCCATCTTTTCAAACTTGTCGATAACACGACCCTTCGCCATAGACATAGCCATCTGGAATGTCGGGGAGGTATTTACAAGAGTTCCGGTCTGAAGGAAGTCATAGAATTCATTGCAGACTTTGTTCTGAAGTTTGGTGAGGAACGCATCATCGGTACGGGTGATAGCGTTACGTGCGCCATACTTATTGACTGCTTCGATGGAGACTGCCTTGGAATACTTTTCAAGGGTCAGGTCATCGAAGTAAACCTCTTCAACGGTAGCCTGAGAGTAAGGGATTTCCTCACCTTCACCGACATTGCCGTCCTGAAGAGTAATTCCAGCCTTGTAAGAAACAAGGCGAGTTCCCGGCTGTTTGCGAATCGGACGCATAATGCTGAGAATGTCGAGCAGGGCTCTCCAGTTGTTTCCGAATCGGGTTACGAAGTCGATCTCCCGAACATGGACATCAATCTGACCCTGTCCAGTAATATTGGGTTTAGCCATTTTCTTTCTCCTTTTTTACAATCCGAATAAATCTCTGTGTGCGGCAATCTGCATCTGGCGTTCTTCGGAGTCACGGATCTTCATGATCTCTTCCTTGGTCATAGCAGTTGCGCCTTCTGAGGGACGTGGAGTCGGAGCTCCTTTCATTACCCCTGCCTTGATGTTCTTTTCAAGGTCTGTAAGCATCGTTCTGGTGTTAGCGAAGAAAGTGTCCATGTCCGAGTTATAGAGGGCTTCAGCAGTCTCAGCGGCCAGTGTATCGGCATATCCAAGTCCAATCAGTTTTCCCGTAATCTCATTGATTGCGGAAGCCTTTTTAAACTGCTCATTCTCAGCCCGAAGGCGTTCAATCTCTGCTTCCTGCGCTGATTTCGCCTTCTCTTCTTCGGTCTGATGTGCGCCGAGTTCTTTCTTGAGCTTGGCAACATCAGAAGACGTTTTGTCCAGTGCGCTTTTGGTTTTAGCGTGTTCCTTTTCCTTCGCCGCCCATACCTTTTCAAGCAGTGCGGATACTTCGTCTTCGCTCATTCCTTCCTTATAGGAATCACCGAGCTGATCTGTAATGAAACTCATTCTTTCTCCTTGCGTTTGGTTTAGCGGTTCTCTCCGCTCTTGCGATATATTTAGAGACCTGTCTCTAGGTCTTAAATCCATATGTAATCGTTCCAACAACGGCAGTTCACATTGTTATCGGCATTCTCGAAGTCACCGGGCCAACGCGCTCTGTCACCGTCAAAGGTCACGAAGTACTCATCTATGCCGACAATGTCATGGTCTATGTAGTCATGCGTTAATCGGACTCTGTCATCCTCCATCGTGTGCCAAACCTTGTAAGGGGTGAGTCCGGTTTTCTCCTGGATCTGTTTAGCAGACCGGTAAGCGGAATCTTCCTCACAGCGGTGGGACTCAGTTTCCACGATCACCTTCAAGGTTTCGGGAGTTAATGTTTCCTCATTGATTCGATTGATAATCCGGTCTCTGAAGGTTTCTCCTTTAGTGGGGGAGTTGACGATGGAGGGTATATCAACTTCCCCCGCCTGCCGGATTTCTTTTTCGGTAAAACGCAGGATTTCGCTTTTTAAATCGTCTTTTTGCAGATTTTCCTGCAATTCCGATTCGGTAAGGATTTCAATTAACAGGAGGTCTAATATCTCATCCTCATCGAATTCTTCTAATTCCGGACGGGTGCGAACCACCTTCCGAAGGTCTTCCCTCATGTTTACAAAGGGGAAACCTTCGATAGTGCGTTCCATTCCGTCAATGCAGGAGAGAATCAGAATTTCTTCTACTTCCTCACACAGAACCTTCTTCTTCTGTTCCGGCGGGAGAGTTTTGACTTCCTCCCACATCTGCGGAAGCAACGTGTGGATTTCGTCTAACATACTCTTCTGATTCCTTCCATGCGGCATCCGGATCTTCAAACATTCCGCTCTTCACGAACGCAAGGCGAGGTGCGATCTTGTCACAGCCAAGCATCTGAGTAAGTACAGTTGCCTTGGTAGCGGTGTTGTCGTAGTTCTTGCGGGTGAAGGTAATGTCAATGTTCGCAAGATGACATTCAAACGTCTGGAAAGCCTGTACGATGTTCAGAATGACTTTAAGGAGCTGGCGTTCACTTCGTTTGAAGTACTTCTCAGTTTCCTTGGCTTTGGCTTCAGCGGCGGTGTAGCCATCTCGATAGATAACTGCAAGGCCATTGTCCCCTGCGCCATCGTTGCGGTTCGGCATGCCCGAAATTACAAGCACTGACTTATAGAGATCATCTTTAAGGGTCTGTGCGCCTTCCTGATTTAATTCAGCGGTGATGTACTTCACATCACCCGGCAAGCCTTCAGCGTCCTTGTACTTAATCGCACCGAGGTCTTTTAATTTCTGAACATCCTCTTCGCTGACATCCACGTTATGGAACAACAGGAGGGATTGGATGTACTGAGCGATGCCGTCCATACGGTTTGAGGAAAGTTCGTTTAATGCGTCCAACAGAGGTAAGACAACCTCAATCGCACCTCTTCTTGCCATGTTTAGCGGATATTCGATAATCGGAACCATCCCCATGGGGTTGTACATAGGTACGGGAATGGAAACGCCCATCGTCTCGATTGGGATTTCGAAATAGAATTTCTCCGTATACACACAGTAGATAGTTGTGTTGACGAGGTTGACGGTGTTAACTGTATTGACGATCTTGACCCCCATGACAGGAACTTTAGGAATGCCGTTGTAGTACACGACAAACGCTTCTCTGGGGTCTAACACGTCTGTGATGTAGGGATCTCCGGGAATGGCGATTTTATACGCTGTTCCGCAGATATGCATCCAGGTACCAACTTCCACATTCTGGGCTTCAGTATCGTTCTCAAGGTTCCACGCATTCAATTTCTGAATTTCTTCAGAGCAGTCATCTTCCGCACGTCCTGAATAAACGACAGGATCACCGAACAGATAACCGGTTTTGAAGGAAACGATCTCATCAGCGTGGTTTTCAACGACCTTGTAGCAAATATCAGGTCTAATAAGTTTGACCCGTTCAAGGATTGTCTGATTTCCCTTGTAATAATCGTAGAGATAGTCAATATCACTCGCATTTGCACGATGAACGGCCAGTGCCTTCTGCAGAATGGCACACACGTTTTCGGGAGTAATCTCCCTGACAGTGGTTAGGATTTGTTTTCTTCCGGTAAAAACGTTCATATCTCACCTCGCAAAAAAAGGAGCCCCCCTATTTAGGGAACTCCGTTGAGTTATTTTCCTTGCCAACAAGTTTTCGCTTTTCTTCAAGAACGACAATTCGTCCCTGTTCGACCTTTACCACGGCAGAATTGCCACGGTTAATGCAGTGTTCGATGAACGTAACTACCTCTTTAGGCAGATTTCTTTGCATTTAATTTATTCAAAGCATAAATATTCGCATTTGTCAACTAGAAAGGACGCGCAAACACTTCTGCTTTAGCCGCCTTTCGTTTAAACGCTTCTGAAACGGTCTGGGCAAGGCAGTCCGGAGCGTCATCATGTTTATTTTTACCGATAATTTTATAAGAGAAGACGTTAGCCATGAACTGAGCGTATTCCTTAGTCCAATGGGTATTATTAAGGAAGTAGAAATGTTTCTTGATATCCGCTGACGTAGTCCATATTCTCTCTGCTTTAGACGTAGTAGACGGGGCAGGAACGTTTGTTACCACTGTATGGAAGCCCTGCACTTCAAGTTCATTCTCTATTCCTTCTGAGTAAGACTTGGTGGTTTTAGTGGCTTCAACTCTAACGAGTTGTACGCCGTAGTTTTCCACCCTCTTAACGATCATGGGGATGGTATAGGACTTGTCTAAATTGGA